TTAATGCTTCACAACATACCGATAGTATGCCGCTTCCTTATTTTTCACTGCGTCCTTGTCTTCGAGCCAGAACGCACAAGCAGCGTCAACATAGTAATCAATGTTGCGGATGCCGTGTTTCTCGTTGACCTTGCAAAAGTCGGAGTAAACAGCGTTCATTGCCACCCAGAATTCTACCGGGTCGTAATTCAAGTTGTGCTGCTGCATTACCTGCTTGCACTGTTCAAACGTCCAGTGCGGGCCGGTCGTGCCGTCAGCGTTCTGCATGTTGTGCAGCCATTCGTCCGCCATGTCCTTAGTCATACGTCCGGTGTGCGTGCTGGACGCATAGCCCATAGTGCGCTCAGAACCGTGCGTCTTGTCACCTACATAAGAAGTATCCCCCATGTAAGCATCATCGTCACGAAAGCCAATAGGGCGCATCTCGTCCTCGTAATCGGGGTACTCGTCATACTCCGGATATTCCATGCTGCTTTTCGGCGCAAAGCGTCCGTCAGAATAACGGCGATAATTCCGCATCTCCGGTTCGCCGCCGTGAATACGCTCATCATAGTAACCGTAAGGCTCAATATGATTGTACCGATACCGCACGCCGTAATGCTGGCGATCTTCGGGATACGTCTTGCGGATTCTCCATTCCTCCGGCGAAGCATTCTCTCGGCGGGTGTGCTGCATCAACAGCATTCGGGTTCCTCGTTTCATGATGATACCCCCTTACACCGTCGGCGCTGTGCCGTTAATAGACCGCAGCGCGTCAGAATGAGAGCAGCAGGAATTACCGAGCATTCGGAAACTGCCGCCGCTGGACGAAGTGACAACGCGACACAGGTATTTGTGACGGGTGTCCAGATTAAACACTGTCGCCTGTGCGCCGTTGCATTTCAGTAGCGGATACGTTACCGTTCCGTCGCCGATTGTGATTACTACCGGTGCGCCGATGATCGTTGTGCTCGGAATGTTCTGAGCGATTACGATTCCGTATACGCAGCCGTTCTGGTAATCTCCCGCCGGAATGTTCACCGTCAGCACGCCGCTTGCGTAAGTCACGCCCTGTGAGATACGCAGGTTCGGACACAGTTTTTGTACAGGCTTGCAAGCCATAATCAAAACCTCCTATCAAAGCCGGGGGAATGCCCCCCGGCTGAACGTATCTCTCACAGGCCGCAGCAGGTGTTGCAGCCGCAGCCGGAAAACTGGTAAGGTGCCGGGACCGGAAACGCCGGAACGGGTGCCGGACGCAGCGCGTTTACAAGGTAGTTGTTCTGCGCCTCCTGAGAAGCCGTGAACTTCAAGGTCTGGTTCTCGTTCTGGAGTGCCGCGATCTTCTCCGCCTGACGGGTGCTCTCCATCTGGTCGAGGCGTGCAATAATGCGGTCGGTGTCGTTGTGCGCCGTCTGGATGATATCACGCGCGTTGGTTGCGGCATTATAGTTGGTGTCACAGAAACCGCGCTCGATCTGACGCTGCGTGTCGCAGCAGCAGGAAGCCATCTGCGTACCCAGTGCGGTAAGGCCAGCAGTTACGCCGTTAAAGCCAGTGTTCATGTTCTGGTTTACGCCGTTGATAAGCTGTGCGTTCTGGTAGCCGAGCTGACAAATTGCGTTGTCTACACCGTGGAAGCCGTTAGAAACCGCGCTGCCGAGCGTGTTAAAGCCGGTAAGCATGCCGTTATTCACGGCGTAGAAGCCGTCACACAGGCCGTCCTGGATACCCAGAACCGAACGAGACAGATTGTTGAAGTTGAACTCGCTGCACAGGTCACTGCGCGTTACTGCGCCCTGATAGCCTGCGCCGCTTGCTCCGCCGTTGTTGCCCCAGCCCCAGCCGTTGCCGCCGAAGATCAGCGCGATAATCAGAAACGCAAAAATCCAAGAGCCATCGCCGCCCCACATACCGTTGCCAGAGTTGTTGCCGCTGTCACTGCCAAGAGCATAGCCGGTTGCAAAATCGTTATCCATGTTATATTCTCCTTTTCAGCTATTTTATGAACGGAACCGTACGCTTTCCGAACATGACGAATTCACGCCGGATTTTCGTCAAGATTCCGTCAAAACTGAAAATGGATATTTACTTGATGTTCATGCCGAACTGCTGTGCGAACTGATCGAGGTCGATTCCTCGTTCTTTCGCAATGTTCATTGCCATCTGTCGCAGCGCGTCCGGGCTTTTACCCTGCATAGATTTCATTAGGGTGCTCACCATAGGATTATTGCCGGTCATTTGGTTCAGCATCATCATAGGATTTCCGCCGTTCCTCATAAGCTGCAACACCTGCATCATCGGATTATTTACCATCGTTTGCACCTCCCAGTTGTTCACATAACTTGTTAAACCGTCGGATAAGCTCGTTGAATTCCGTTCTCGGAACATAATCTGACAAATCTATTTCCGCAGGTTTATTCGTTTCCGGCTCCTGTGCTCTGCGATACATCACAAAGTCAGCACAGCCGGTTTGCAAATTAAGCTGTTTGGTGTAGATCGCTCCGTGTGCTGTGTCCGGCATGATAGTAAGCGCACCGGAAAAGTCCGTCTGTACCGCGCGTGCTTCCTCCACGCTTGCCACAGGTCGTACAATGTGCTGTGGAGATTGTACCTGCTGTTGCATTGGTGTCTGCATTGGCTGCTGCGGGTACTGCTGTTGATACTGCGGCGTGTATCCAGTGTAACCATAAGGATATGCCATTAGCCTAACACCTCCGTAACGTGTTCGCTGATGGATTTACTTACCGCCTCTTTGTAGGATATATACTCCTCTAAGCAATCTGTGTTGCCTGCGTTGCGATAAACTGCTACAATGCGACGAGCACACTCAGGGTCATACCCCATGCGTTCAAGTCTCTGTTCGTAACTCATGCGATCACTTCCTTATACTTTCAGTATAAGGTCTGCCGGGCGTAAAAACCTGTCACAAATCTGTCAACTTGCTGTCACAGCACGCGCAGCATTTTGCATTTGATGCTGTTCAACCGACGATGCACCGTGCTTTCGCTCATGTGCAGCGTCATGCAAATCTGAGTAATAGAGCGCGCCGATGTTCGCAAGTCAAACACGGCGCGCTCTTCTGGCGTAAAATTGCACTCACGCCGGAAGTATTCCACCTCCGGCCTTGTAAATTCCGTTAATTTCATGCGGTTATCCCCTTGTTATGGTGTCACCGCATATCTTTCCCCTCGTTTTTTCTCTTAGTCGTACAAATGCGCTCTGTCGTTGATAACCAGCAGGCGCAGCAGGTCGGTGCTCAGTGCCAGCTTGCCCTTATCGTCGCCCTGCAAAAAGCCCTTGTTCACGAGCTTCTGTACAGTTGCCTTGCCCCATGCGGGTACTGCGTCTACCGTGTCGTAAACCTTTTTTGCCTTTTCAGCGTTGGCGATCTCCTGCTTTGCGATGTTTCGTGTCTGCTGTTCAGTCATATCTTCAACCTCTTTCTCTGTCAGCATGGTTTTGAACTTCTGCCACAACTGTGGATTGCGTACCCACGGTTCCGGGCACTGCTTGTGGGTCACATCATAATGACGGCACACGCGGGATGCCGGTACGTGGTACTTTGCCATCAGCTCACGGGTCAGCTTTGCTGCACGCTTCATGGTCTCTTCCGGGATAACGTACACGCCGTTTCGGATAACGCTGCACATTTCAATTCCAATGCTGTTTGCGTTCCGGCAGTCGTTGTAATAGCTTCCGCCGCGTTCTCTGCCGCAATGCCATGCCGTGTCGCAGTCCTTTACGCTCTGCACAACGCCGTTCGGGTCTACAAAGTAGTGCGCACTGGCACGCAGGCCGCTTTCTCTTGCGAAAAAATCTGCATTGTTCTGTGCCGTATCGCCGTTGTTCGCGGTGAAATGCAGAACAATCCAGTGCACGGGGAACTCTCTGCCCTTGCGGTAGTTGCTTGGGTTACAGCCCTTAAAAGTGATTTTCATTTTTCCTCATCTCCGATTTTGTCCACCGCGTCCTTTGCGGCGGAAAGTGCCTTTTGCAGCCACGCCGGAACAGGCGCACCGAGGGAAACCGCGTTCTCAACGATAGAGCCGAGTTCCGTCAGCGTGTACCAGACTACTACCAGAGGGCACAGCAGAACCGTATATTCAAACGGAAGCGTCACGCCCGGCAGATGGTCACAAATCATACCGATAAGCAAATCCGCGCCGCCTGCGACTGCAACCACTACGATGGAACCGACTTTGTGAAAAATGCCGTCCCTTGCCGCCTTACTCGACCATTTCCCTTTCTGCATTGCCGCCGCAGTGCCCGTCAGGTAGTCCGCCGCCATTGCGACAACAAACAGCACCACAAGCCAGCCGAACCACCCCCACAGGGCAGTAAGGACGGCAATGCAAGCGGTAACAGCCGCCTTAAAATTGTTTACATTATCCATTTTCGTCTCCTTTGCGCTTTTTCTTTCTCTTTGCGCGTATGAGTTACGCTGCCGTCCCGCCGAACTCAGCCGGTACCAGTTCGGGCATACCGCATTCGTCGATCAGGATTCCCGCTACCTGCTTTTTGAGCTTCTTCGGTACCTGCTCGAACTCACACTTACCAAGAATCACACGCTGAGAAAATAACATAGCCATCATTTCTAATTCTCCTTCTGATAATAAAATGTAGATTTTTAAGGCGATTTCCGCCAACAACTTACGCATAAACTATTTGCGCCATTTCCGCGATGCAATCCTCATAAAAAGACTGCTGATCGGTCAGCGCAGTCACCTGCTGCTTGAGCGTTGCGTTCTGCGCCGCCAGTTCTTCATTTTCTGCCACGAGGTCAGCCTTGCTTTTCTCGTTTGCCTTGGCTTCCCGCAGCAGATTGTCGTAGTTGGCTTTTACCTCGTCCAGCAGACCGGGCGTGTCCTCCACCTCGGTTGTGTACTCATCGTACACCCAGCCGCGCTCGTCCTGCTTGGCGTTCAGGCAGATTCTCACCCATGCCCTGCCGGGCTTGTTTGGCATACTGCCTGCGGAGATTTTCTCCGGCTTGTTGTCGCCGTGTACCTTCATTTTTATCACTCCTTTCAAGGCTCGCACAGGAGACGCGCGGAGACGTTCGAGTACGAACTCGAAGTGACGCCGTTCGTACCGAAGCACAACAGACCCGCATTCGAACCATCGCCCCAACCGCCACCAACATACAGCACGCGCCAACCAGACGAGGTAGAATAAACGTAGTCCGAGACGTAGGTTGTTACCGAACCGCCAGACGTTTTCGGAATCAGTAAACCATTATCGGTAACGGTCAAGTCCTTAATGTAGCCGGACGCAGGCAGCGTGCCAATATCGGTGTACCCGGTTGCTGTATCGTCCGCGTACTTGCTTGGGTCAGTACAGTAGTAAGCAGTTAAGCTGTTGGTGTTGAAGCCGTCCACCCACTGGTTTACATTGCCCCAGAGGTTTTCAATCCAGCGATACTGCACTGGATTCTGTGCAGTATCGCCAGCCCAATCATTAGTACGCCCTGTGTGATACTTCATGTTGTCTGTATCACCACTCGAATGCGTACTGGCATTAGTAATTCCAGGGCCAATCTTTTTTTGACAGTTCCAGTCTGCAAACTCAATGATATAAAGCCAGATAATCGCGCAGTAAGTTGCAAAATCGTACAGGTGAAATTTCGAGCCGACACTCTTTGCCTTGCTGCGCGCTGTTGCGCGAGTGATGTTGACATACGGAGACTCCTCCGTTTTACTGTATCCATTAGCAAAAGCGTCCATGTGGTATTTGCCGATGTACTTTCCGCTGCCTGGGTGTTTAGTAAATCCCGTTGCAGGGTTATCTGAGATGTAAAAATACTGCTTCACGCCGTTTCTCTTCGCAGCAACATAAAACTCCGGGATAAACACCATAGTTCGAGTATTAGTTCGGGCAAAGCCACTATCCCCTTTCCACGCCGTCACCTTACCGGAGCTATCGAGGTTGCATTCCTTCATCCCGCTCCACGGTGCATAGCTGTCAAAAGGCGAACTGCCCGAACCTGTGCCGACTGCCGGTTTAGGCTCAGTCGTAACACTCTTGGTAACATACCCGTAAGGGTCAGTGCTCGGTGTTAAGCGTGTCAGTGCGGTACTGCTGTTGCTCGTATCCCACATTACGCCGAACACGTTAGCGTAGATAAGCGTCAGGCTCTTGCTCTGACCGCTGGCGGTAATGCTTACTGTGCCCTCTGCGGTCTGGTCACCCAGTGTTGCTTTGATTGCCCAAGTACCCGCCTTGCCGACGGTAAATACCGCCGTACCATTGCTTGTCTTGGTCAGTACCGTACTGCCCAGCGTAGCCGTAACCGTTGAACCGCTATCTACGGTTACGGTAATCGTGGACTGGAATTTCTCAAGCGTTACTGCAAGCGCCGTGTAATAGTCCTTGGTTGTAACCTCGGCGGTGTACGTCACGCCGGACAGTGCTGCACTCAGCGTGTAGGTGGTATTGATACCGAGCACGCTTACAGTTGCCGTCTTGCTGCTGTCCACCGTGCCGGTGTAGGTTTCGCTACCGCCCTTGAGCGTCCATACCTGACCGACAAAATCGCTTGCAAACGTCAGCGTAATGCGACTACCGCCGCCGCCACTCGATGCATCAACTGCACCCGGAACATTGTCAGCCGTAAAGCCTACAAGCTGCCCTTTCTTACCCCTTAATCCATCCTGTTTACTGTCCCATGTAGATTCCTTTTCGATTACCGCACCTACCGCAGAATCAATCTGTGCGCCGGTGTGTGAAGAATTGTAAGCCATGTCATCACTCCTTCATGCAAAGAAATTCGTTTCCGTCTGCGTCCAGCATGGTTTCGTTGCTGTCAGACGGGATAAACCCCCAGTTGTCGTTCCAACTGCCATCCATGCCTTGCGCGTAGAGGGAAATGCGGTAAGTGCCATCACCGGAAAGCAAGAAATCGTCATAGACTTCAAACTGTCGTTGTGTTGCGGCAGGGGTCTGAGAGAAGGACGCAATGAGCGTCCCTCTCCCTCTGCCCCATTCCTCGCCGGACTTTGTCGCGCGACATTCAAATGCCTTGTACGGAATGTCCGACTGAAACGCAACAATCACCTTGTCGAAGCCAGAAACCGCCGAAATCCTCTCTCCCGTGATGGAAAAAGTCAGATTTGGAGCTGCCATTTACGCCACGCTCCAAGTGCCGGCGGCGTTCTTTACGAACACCTTGACGATCTTCACGCCGTCGCCAGCGGATGCAGCTTCGAGGTCTGCACCGTTGATAGTGACGTTGATTGCCGTATCCTTCTTGTAGCCGCCTGCGGTACCGCTGGTATTAGTAGAACCGGCAGTAACCGGAATCTGCGTACCGGCATTTTCAAGGCTGGATTCGCTCGGAACAACCTTGATCTTGTATTCCTCGAAGTCCGCATTAGCAGAGAACGAGAACGCAGATACGTTGAAGGTTGCCACCTTAGAAATCTTGCTCTTGTCCGGGCCGGTAATCGTAACAACCGGAACAGCGGTATCCAGCGTGATCTTCGCGGTAACAGTTGCGGTTTCGTTGCCTACGTCGTCGCGTACCTTGATGGATACGGTTTTCTGACCGTCGCCAGTGGTCAGCGTGATCGCCTTAGACTTTACAAACGTTGCCCATGCCGCTTCGGCTTCCGTTGCTGCACCTGCCACGCCCCAAATCTTCATTTGTATCCGGTAGTTTCGGTATCCGTCAGACCAATCGTAGCCGTTACTGCCGTGCTGGTTGCATAAGCAGCACCGTTGTTCAGCTTGAGGGTAAGACCGGCAGGAGCGGTCGTATCCAACGTTAAATTAAAGAAAGATGCCATGTTTTACACTCCTTTTGTGTTTAATTCAAGGTAAAAGTAGGAACTCTTGCGGCGATAGAGCAATTCATCGCCCAAATACGCCTCGTAAATTCCCATCTTTCCTAAGAAATACGCGATAATGCTTTTGTCTCCGATATACATTCCGTCACCCCGTTATCAGATAAAGCATAGTTTCATCGTGCTTTTCGATTGCGTCATACTCTGCACGGGTCAAAACGCGAATAGCGGAAACATCATTTGAAAACACGTTGCCATGCCCGCCGCCCGATGCAGGTACACCGGTATCTTCTTCGCCAATCCACCAGTTACCGTTGTCTCCGATGAACGGAGTTAAGCCCTTCGCGCTTACGCCCGTGTCCTTGTCTGCAATTACCCAGTTGCCGTTATCGCTAATGGTCGGGTAAGTGTTGGCAAGCGCTTGCATTCGCTTTTCAAGTTCGGTAAACGCTGTCGGGATTTCCGGCCAGTGTGCGTCACCGCTCATCGTAGGCGGGATGTATACATGGATGCTGTTTGTGCTGCGCGTTTTCTCGCCTTGCTTGCCGTGCAGCTCGAAAGCATATTCACCTGCGACGGGAAGGTTCTGCGCGGTCAGCAACACCGAGATTCCGGTTTCATCCTGCTGCATCGGCAGAATATCCATGTTCCCACCTGCTGACACATACATTTCCCACGTCCAGTCGGGTGGGAGATCGCCTGTAACTGTGATGGAGCGCGTCAGATTATCATGCTGGCGGGCAAGCACTTCACAATCTGCGGTCAGTTCCCAGTTGTTGAAATAGATCATGTGTTCTTGCCCTCCAATGCCGCGACACGCGCAGTCAGCGCGTCTAATGCCGCTTTGAGTGCATCGTTTCCGGCTGAGGTGTCGTTTACTTTATCGACTGCATTATCAATGTCCTCACCGCCGTATCGGCTTGTATAGTAAGTATCAGCCATTAAACAACCAACCTCCTTCCGTATTTGTCTGAAATGATTTTGCCGTTCTTGTCATGGACTGCACCGGAAGCAGAAAGCGCTTTCGGCAGGCGATAATAAATAAGAACGCAACCCGGTGCACCGTCTCCGCCGTTAGAGCCAGCGCCGCCATTGCCGGGGTCGTTGTCCCACGAACCACCTATTGCGGTGCATACTCCCGCGCCGCCGCCACCGCCGCCGCCGTTTCCGCCAATTCCGCCTCTCCCATAAGCCGTATCTGCATAGTCTGAAAAGATTGCATTCGCGCCTGTTCCTCCGTTGCCGCCGTAACCACTCCAATGGTAGCCTTTCAGATTTGGCATATCGAAATTTTTCCAGCGTAAACCTCCATAACTGGCCTCTCCACCATCATTTCCGTAGGCGGCGCCACCACCACCGCCGCCTGAATTCGCTGCTTTTTCGCCTGTACTGTTACTTGTGCGGGTAATGCCGTTTCGTCCTGCACCGCCGGCGTATACATCAATACTTTCGCCGTTAGTGCCTTTAAGTGTCGTTGCGCTGTCGCCTCCATTGCCGCCGCTTCCGCCGGTTTTACCCGATAAACCTCTCGCGGCATACTGTTGCTGGCTTGTCGGGTCGGTAAATCCAATGTCAGACGATGCACCTACGTTTGAAGAAAATTCTCCAAACGTAGTCGATGTTCCTGATTTTCCATCAGCGCTTTCGCTGGTGACATAAGCGCCGCCGGTTCCACCCTTTCCAATGGCAAGTTGAAATTGCTGGCCTTGATTAACTGTCAGCGTTTTCGTGTAGACTTTTCCACCGGAGCCGCCTTTCCCTGCAATGCCACCTGCACCACCATTATTACCCTTGCCGTCACTGCCTTTGCAACCGCTTGAACCACCTTGGCCTCCGCCAATTAGTACAATACGTACAGATGTTACGTTTTCCGGCACAGTCCACGTTCCATCTTCGGTCAGAACTTCGACCGTATCGTAATATTCTTGTTCTCCAATGTCCTGTGGCTTATAGCCGACCAGCACGCTTTCCTGCGCCGCCAGTCTGCCGGATACGGTAACATCGGCGCTTTCAATGCATCCGGTCACTTCACCGCCGTAAGGGTGCGAAATCTGCACCACATCGCCGGGAGTTTCGCGTTTGATAGCGATTTTATTGTTGATGCGCTCATTGTGGCTGTAATATTCGGCAAGGCGTTCCGCAACAGCGTTTGCGTTTACCAGAGATACAAGCGTTGCGTTCTCTACCTTTACCGTGTTGTCCGACTGTTCAACCAGACTGCGGCTGCGGGTATTTGTCGGGGTGATAATCTGCCGTGTAACATGGGTGTACTTCTTGCCATTCAGCACGCCGGAACCGGCAGTAACGATAGCATAGTTTGCGCCGCTTTCTGTGATTTCAAAACCTGTGGCTTCGAGGTCGTAGCACGGGTCATCAAACGTGATCTTATCACCTGCCGAGGTCGTGCCGTTGAACAGTTCCGTAACTTCCGTTGCGCTCTGCGAATAGGCGTGCTCCGTAACGATAACTTCCGTAACCGGCGTTGCATATTCTACCGAACCGCCCGCATACATTTCGCTTGCGGTGATTTCGCTCGACTGTCCGTCCCACAAACCCTCAATGCGGATTGCGCCGTTGTAGTCCACTTTCAGCGTTGCGCCGATAGCAAACAGCACCTGTGCAAGGTTTTCGCGCCGTGTTGCGATAGGCAGCCATCCATACAGTTTGATATTTGCAATGTTGGACTTCACATAGCAGGTCAGCGGTGAGCAAATATCCGTGCAGACTTTACGCACGGTTTCGCCGGTGTAAATACCGCCGTCGTGGTAGGTTTCATCCAACAGACCAACGGTCGAGGTGCAGGTAAAGTGGTAAGTGTTGATAGAGGTGCGAGAGATTGTCTGCACATAAAAAATCCCCATCTGATTTCCATCATGGTAGAAAGTCAGTGGGGTGTTACGGATAAACTCCGTTAAACTGGTATCATCCGACTGCACATCAAAGGAAAACGTGTCGATTTCCAGCGAGGCACTGTTCAGCGGACGCGCATAATACGCATTTCCGCTGATTACATCGTGTGCATCGAACGTGCGGTCAAGATATGTGATTGTATTGGTTCCCATGTGTCACGTCCTTTGCGGTGCCATTGCGATAAACTGAACGGAAAGTCCCGTCCAGTATGATTCTCCGGGTTTCTTGCGAATGAGATTGTCTTGTCCAGCAGTAACATATGCGTTAAACGTAAGCGTGCTCTGTGCATACGGAACAACAATTCTGTGACTGTCCTGCGGTGCACTCAGAACCTCGTACAGCGCATCGTAGTCGCCGTACTTGCCAACTGCGGGAAGAATCGTAATCTCGTAGTTGTAAAACGTGCCGATGATATCACGAATCATTGCGCCGCTGAGCGTTCGCTCTGCGTTCTTGCCGTCAAGCACCTGAAATTTACGGGTAAGGCTTGTAACAAGGACGTTGTACTTCTTGCCGTCTACGGTAAGTTCCATTTATGCACCTCCTGTTACAAGGCTCACGCCGCGCCGCCGCGTTTCGCCGCTGTTGTACGGGCCGGTAATGCGGGCGAACTTTGCGCCGTCGATGTAAAGCTCGATAGGTTGACTGCTGTTGCCCGTACCGCCGCGTGCGTCCAGTGCCGCGTTAAACGCATCAATCATGGTGGACAATGGGGTTTCCACGTTCACGCCGCTTTTCTGATCGCCCAGCAGAGCGAGAAATTCACTGTTCGGGCTGATAACCGCACCATTTGCAAGGGCAGGAATGTCAAGCGAATAAGGCGCAACAGGTCGATCGGCATTGCCGAGACTGTAGGCTCTTGTGGACGATGCAGATCGTTTGCTTGCAGCGTTGATGTTCTTATACACCATGCCAATGCCGATAGCCAATGCAGCAGCCGCCGCTATAGCACCCGCTGCGCCGGTTACTGCACCAAGTGCAACAGCCAATGCAGCAACAGCGGCAACAATTCCGTAAATAACGGTTGTTGCACGTTCCAGAGGAGTAAGATTGCTCCATGCACTCATAATTCCGGCAGTCAGCGCAATTACAAGAGCCAATACAGCCGTCAGCGGGCTAATTCCGGAGACTACCTTTCCGATTGCCGTTGCCATAGACGCAAGCTGCTGAATGATAGAAGTAATTTTGAACGCTGTAACAAAGCCAATTACTGCGTCAGTGAGAAGTGCAAGCAATGTCTTATGCTCCGCAAGGAACTGAATCACGCTTGCAAGCAGGTTAATCAAACCCGGCAATCCGGTTTGAATTACCCACGTCAGCATCGGAAGGACGACATTTTCGTACAAATCACCCAGTACATCACCGAGCGAATCCGCAAGATTCTTGATCGCTTGCAGGATATTCTTGATAGATTCCATAAGCGGCTCAAAGTTAAGATGTGCCGCCCATTGTGCAGTAGCTTCCGTGATTCGGTCAATAAATCCGAGAATCGAATCCACAATACCGAGAATTGCTTCCCAAATTTGCACGCCGTTGTCGTTCTTCTCCCACGCTTCCTGCAATCTCTGCGAGATATTTCCAATCACGTTTGCAATATTGGTGACGATGGAAATGATGTGCCCCATAATGCTTTCGCCCAAACCGGCTTGATTCCAAGCAACAAGGAACGCCTGACCGATGGAATTTACAAAGCTAACAACATTCGTAATCGCCGTCATGATTGCCTGCAACATGGCTTGTCCTGCGTTACCATCGTTCCATGCCGCAATGAACGCCTGACCAATAGATGTGATAATCTGAATGATCGTGTTCAGCAAGTTCATGATTGCTTGCAACATCTGTTCGCCTGTGTTGTTCGTGTTCCACGCATTGGTAAATGCCGTTGCAATGGCGGTAATCAGGTTGAAGATGGTTTGCAGCAGCAGTTGAATATTGTTCAGCAGTTCAAGACCTGTGCCGTTCGTCCAGACCGACATAAATGCTTGACCGATAGCGGAAACCATGTCTTTCAGCGCAGAAAGAGCGTTCTTTGCGCTTTCAATGGTCTGCTGTCCGTACTGCGCCCACGAATCCTGAAATACTTTCCAGAAGTCCGTGAGCCATTGCGGTGTCTGATTTTTTGCTGCGGAATAATCCGTATCAAACTTAGGTGCGCTCGGGTCGGTCGTGTTACTGCTGTTATTGCTTAATTTCTGGACTGTATCGAACGATGCAAGAGCCTTTTCAGCTTTCTTCGCAGACGATGCCGTGGAATCCAGTGCATCCGTTTGCTTGTTCAGTTCCTTTGCGTTTTCCTGTGCCTGCTGTGCGGTCGTACCGAACACAGACGCGATAAACTGCGCCATCTGTGCCGTTACCTGTGCAAGAGCCTGCATCAGCTTATTCAGCCATGGGATGATAGATTCATAGATAGGCTGAAACGCCGTCAGCAGGTTACTTTTCACCTGTCCAAACGACTTTGCAAACGTTTGGTTCGCAAGCAGAGCCTTGCCCAAACGGTCAGCCATTGCCGTAAGCGCTTTGGAAATCAAGTTGAAGAACAACGCACCCGCAACGATAGATCGCAGACGCACACCGAACGACTGTACGCCGCCCGTGGCTTTCTTCATGGACTTTTGGCTGGAACGTCCGAAATTGGAGAATTTGGCTTTGAGCTTGTCAATCGCTGCGCCCAATTTGCCGCCGAGCGAATTTTGCAGACTTCCGACAGACGTTTTCAAGCCAGCGCCCAAACCCGCAATAACTCGTTTCAGCTTAGCCATTTTGGAATTTGTCTGACTTACGAAGTCGTTCATTTCCGATTTGGACTGTTTCAGCCCGGCCTTCATGTTGCCTAACTGCGTCGTCTCATTGTCAAGGCTTTGCCGTACATTCTGACCGGCGCTGCTCATCGTGGACGATTGCTTGATCTCGGCAAGCTGTTGTTTCAGTTGTGCCGCTTTATCATCTGCGTTTCGCAGAGCTTCGCCCAATTTATCCGATTCAGCAACAAGCGAATTCAGCTTTTGCGCCGATTCCGAGAATTCCTCCTGTGGGATTGCGCCCGTTGCCGCCTGTTTCAGTTTGGTGTTGTAATCGCTCTGAGCCTTTTCAATCTCAGCGTTTACTTCATCCAACCGAGCAGCCAGACGTGCGGCTTCTTTCTCCGTTGCTGCAAGGTCGGCTTGCATTTTAATGCCCTTCGTGCCGCCAGCGGCTACCTTGTTCCACTGTTCAGCAAGTTTTTGTACCTTTGCGGCTTGTTTATCTACGGCGGCTGATTGCTTCTCAATGTCTTTCGTCATTTGTGCAATCTGCTTTTTCGCTTGTTCGTCGCTTACAGTAGCTTCGATTCTGATAGAGCCATCCGCCATTTATTCACCGCCTTTCTAATTGATCTGCGCCCAGAAAGCGTCAATAGCTTCCTTTTCCTCCTCGGAAAGTGCGGGTGCAGGGGTTAAATTACGTTTGAGACGTTCGTATTCCTGTTTCTGTTTTCCCTTCATTTTGCTTGTGTCCGTGCCTCTGATTTGCAGGGCATGAGACATTGCCGAATCTTCGTTAAGGCTTTCCATCATTGCCATAAACTCAAACCAGTGCAGATTGACCTTGTGCAGCTCAATGCCGAACGTCTGCCGAAACGATGCGTACAACCGTGCAGAATCGAAATCGAACCACATCATGCGTTTACCGCCGGGTTCAATCTCTCTATCGTCGCCACAGCGAACAAACCACTGTAAACCTTCCAGTGCAATGTCAATGGGTGGCATCCCTGCTCCGTAAAGCAAGGATAACGCCACCCATACACGGTCGTTATCGCTTAAATCCGGGTCGTCCAGCGCAAGGGAAATCTGAATGCCGATGCGGTAATCCGTGCGAATCAGATACCCCTTGTAAGAGCTTGGCAGGCGGTCGAGCAGCATATTAAACACTGCCGACACGCTCCGCACTGTACTTGCTCATGTTTGCTGCACGCTTCTCAACATGGCTGTCAATGATGGGGGTAAGCTGTGCGAAGAAATCAAGGAACTGGTCGGAGGACGGAAGCACCGCACCAAACACCTTCGCGCAAGTATTTTCGCCAATCAGCGCGTCGATTTTGTCCCTAACGTCTTTGTCAAACGCCACAATATCGTCCAGCGTGTCCAGAACGTCGCCTTTCTTCTCAGAAATAGCCGTTGCCTTGTCTTTGATTTCATTCAGCAGGTCGAAAAAGCCTTTGACAAAGCTATCATCAGACAGCGGAAGGGAGATCGTCTCTCCCTTGTCGTTGACTTCAATAACCTTTACGCCGCTGTTTACGCGGATACTATCCATTCCTCGTTACCTCCTTATACGGATACGTTCGCAGTGAATACCGGTGCGCCGCCGGTGATCTTAACAGTGCCCGGAATCGGGTCGCCTACATAGTTCAGCGTATATTCCAGCGTCGGAGATTCGCCGCCTGCACCGCCGTAGGTATCAACCTGTACAGATACTTCCTGTACTTCTGCAACGTAGGTTGCAGTGTCACTGTCACTGGTAGCATTCCACATGTCCACATTCAGCAGCCATGCGTGAGAATCTGCCAGAGTAGCACGAGCGCGACGCTTCTTGTCGATAAACTCAAACACATCGTCGCCCTTGGTGCACTGCTGAGAAACGCTCATGGTCGGCTGATAGCCGGTAATCTCAGTAGTTGCAGAATCAGAAATAATGTCCTGCTCGGTCTCGGTCTGTGCACCGTAGTCCGTAGATGCTTCGGTTACGTTCTTGCCGATTCGTGCCCACTTTGCAGCGGAATACTCGCCCATCTTCTCGGTAGTATCCAGAAAGTGCGCAATCAGAGGACGTTTAATCTTTTCAGTTGCCATTTTTACACCTCAACTTCATAGTTAATGGTTAAGAGGATTTGGTAATCCTCGGTTAAATCTTCGTATCGAGCGATAAGCCCCGCGGGGGTCGTTCGCTCAACAGATGTGACGGTCATTCCCTCGCCGAGATCAGGCGGGTTTTCTTCCGCCCATGCTCCCAGCTCATTCAGCAAGGATTCAACGTCGAGACGTTCCTCGCTGTCGGTCGGCAGGGCGCGATACATCACGCCGAACGGGTACTGTGCAGCATATCCGCCGTCAATGTACTGCGCGGTTTTATACGCGCTCTGTACACTGGTAAGCATCATGCCTGACCGTTCCGGCGGGAGATATTCAAACTCGATTTCGGGAGCATAGCCTTTCAGCCACAAAAGAACAGCCCGTGAAACACCGTCTTGTTCACGAGCTGTTACCGTGTTCAATTTCTCACTCATCGGTCAAAATCTTGCGCACTCCTTCCATCCAGCGCGTTTCATTCAACGCCTTGCTTGCCTCGAACCAGTGAGAACGCGCATTCTTGTGCATTCCCTTGCTGTATTTGAGGTTCCGGTCTGTCAACGCCTTGCGTGTGCCCTTGGGTGCAAACGTGCTGCCGGTTGCCGGGTCAATCATCACCTTGCCGTAATACTGAAATCGTGCATAAGGAGAGGCGTACACGATGGTATTCCCCTGCCGGTGCACATTCATTGCCAGCGCTCCGGTTCGCGCGGGAACAAACTGATCGGTGTCCTTGATGATTTCCTCGCAAAGCCACTTGTTAGCCTTTGCAACGCGATCTTCCAGTACGTTTTTCGGCACTTTCAGATACAGAGAATAGTAAATCATCGTCCGCCCACCTCCAAATGCTGCAACAGGCCGTAATCATAGCGCGAAACGCTTGTCACCCGGTATGTCTCGTGCTTCTCACGGCATTTCTGGTAACTTCCCTCTTCCGGCACATCACCACGGGCGAAATAGTCCTTTTCAGACGATAGCGTAAGTTCGCACGGCAGAGGGATATGCAGCGTAACGGAATCTGCACTGTTGAGTGCGGTTTTCGTTGCCGCTGTGCCTCTGGTGCTTTCCAGCAACACGCCCGTAAGCACTGTTCGGCCGGACGGCTGAAAGATCGTCACGGTGTGCGGTAATTTCATGCTGTCACCTTTGCCCTTTCAAACTGTGTCGGCAATTCTGCCGCTTCGGAAAACGCCTTGTATTCGCGCCGTAACGCTTGCAGACGTATCTTTGCATTGTTGGCTTGCTCGGTATCCCCGGCAGCTTCAAACGCCCTCCTACGCCGTGTCTGCTTCCGCATAGCTGTTTCCAACTTGCGCTGCATCTGCGTCGCTTCGTAGGCGGTGTAAGTCTTGCCCTGATACTCAAACGGCGGCGGGTCGATGTTCTTTAGTTCATCGTCCGTATAAACGCGCTCAGAAACGCCCTCCAAAAACGGATGCCGGTGGTGTCTACAGTTAGCGCCTTCCAGACCGTCAACCTGTCCCAATCCACAAACCTTGTAGATATTCGGGTACTTGCTGCCGTCTTTCGTGGCGTATACCTTACCTTGCCAGCGCTTATGATTTGACCAGACGTGCGGTTTGTCCTTATCTCGTGCTCCGCGATGGGCGGTCACTTCGTATAAGTCGGTTTCCAACACCTCCGCCGCTTCTTCGGCATACTTGGATGTAACCTGATTCAGACCGGTTACAATAGCGCGCCGCGCCGCAACGTCAGCATGGTTCATCCAACCGGACGCATAATCAACCGTGCGAATACCGCTGTCAGCCAGTTCCCGTACTGCATCTTCAAGTGCCTGCTGCACCGTAAAGCCGCCGGAGTACACTTTCATTTCTGCCTTATCAAGCACAGCCTGATAGGCTTTAGCGATAGGACGGAACACGATTTCGCCGTTCGTCTGCACAGCAAAACCCAAAGAACGGGTAATGTTGCGGTACTCATCGAGCATTTGCTTGCGAATCAGTTCAATTTCTCGCGCCGTCACGATTTCGAGTGGCATTGTAATACCTGCCTTGTCGGACAGCTCGCCGTAATACTCGCGGTTCAGCTTTACAACGCGGTCAAGCGCATCCTGCACTTCCTCCGTGCTGGTCTTGGTATGATTTGCGATACGCCGTTCGATGGTATCCATGTCTAGACCGTATGCTTTCAGCGTGCGTATGTCGTTGATCGTTACCTCGTTCAGTTCGCCGGTCAGTTTGAAGCGGGAGCAAATCTCATACAACAGATCATCTTCCATTGCAAGGATTGCTTTTACAAGCGGTTTAGGCGCATTTTCAAGGTATTCCGGAGTAATAGGATACTTCATCAGCCGATACCGCCATAGAGTAAGCCAGTACCGCACAAATACTGTGCGATAAGTCGTTTTTGCCGATCTTCAATGCTCTGCACCTGTGCAGCAATAGCAGAGTTAGCGCCGTAACTGCGAGACCACGAGCCAACACTCTCAGAGGATACCGCGCCGCCGTCCGTAGAAAAGACGGCGGATTCTGCGGTTTCCTGATTGTGCATGACTTCTGCCAGCGCACAGTTAAGGCGTTTTACTCGGTGCATTACAGCGTCGCTCAGAACGCCGTCAGAGCGTCCGAGCGTTGCGCAAGAGATAATATCCGCCGCTCTCCCTGCTACGCGGTCGTAATCCTTCTCATCAATCAGATTACCCTTGTAACAGGTGCGGTAAAAGTCATAGTTTGCGTACACGGCGGATTGCTCCTTTCTTTACGACGGCAGGGTTACAGTTGCAATGTACAGGCCGTTCGGGTCGGGCAGAACCGGAATAAACATGCCGGATGCCTTAGTCCAGATTGCAACCGGGTCAGGGGTCTGCCACTGGGTCATGGTGATGTACTGGTTCTGCGATGCAGCAGTAAATGCGCCCTGTGCTTCCTCTTCCGGAGTTACACCCCACAGACCGGCGCCGAACGAACCGTTTGCCATGGTTGCGAGGAACGCAATCTTGCTCTTCGGGAAGTAGCGCTGAGTGGTCAGCGTGCCGTCTGCCTTTTCGTAGTTGTAAACCTGATCGTTTACAGTGATGCGCTCGATGCCGAACAGACGGGAGAACAGGCTCGTAATCTCGTCCTGAGTTGCCAGACGACCAGCGAAAGCAGAGCCGAAAAGCGCGTTCTGGATAACAGCGCTCTTAGCAAGCAGGCTGAGAACAGCAGAGCTGGTGACGATCTCACGCAGTACACGGCCGGTTGCAATAGCAGCGTCGCGCACGCCCTGAATATCGTCGAGGATGGTCTTTGCCTTTGCCTCGGTAGACCAATCGAAAGCCTTGTTCGTGTGGTCGGTCGGAACACCGAAGTCGATAGTGGTATTGACGTGGTTCTCGTTGATGGTCATCTTGCCGGTTGCAAGAAGCTCCTGCTTTGCAACCTCGGTACGGGTCTTTACACCCTCGGCCAGACGTGCCATATCGTCAAAGATATAGTCGAGAATCTCGTTGTTGGTGTTTACGCCGTGGTTGCGGAGCAGGCGGACACGCTCGGAAAGGTTGATCTTGCGCTTGATGAGCAGTTTCTCAACGGTTACGATGCTTGCAGTCGGGCGGGAGCCGATCTGTGCCTCTGCGTCGAGCGCGTGCACGGTTGCCATGGTCGGCAGGTATGCACTGTCAGACATTGCGAGGTACTTTGCGGTGATATTCTGCGTCTTCTGGTCAGGGAACAGGCGGTCGCCGGACAGCTCCGGGCGTGCAATTTTGAAATTCTGACCGAAGTCCAGCAGGTCAGCTTCTTTCAGCAGTTCTACAAATTCCATAGGTTATTACTCCTTTACGCTCTGGTGGTTTCCGGCGCGTTAACAAAAACAACGCCGCTCTTTTCGAGGGTGGACTTTGCGCCAGCCTTGGAGCTATCGTCCGCGCTCGGCTGTGCGGGCAGGCGGTTTGCATATACACGGCCAGCAACAATAACAGCAGCTACACGGTCGCCGTTGGTTACGTCCACATCCTCAAACACGATGCCCTCTGCGGTGTTGTCGTTCAGCGGGAAGATAGTGCCCTGCTTAACAACCTTTCGATTGCCATCAGCGGTGCCGAGGGTTGCAGGAATGAGACGGGTCTTGGTAATCAGACCAACTTCGCTTGCGAGGATAGACGGCTTGCGTGCACCGTCAACTTTGTTTACATAAGTGCCCATAGGTTATTTACTCCTTTCCCTTGGGTGCGAACTGTGCGGAATACCGCTGTGCAGCCAGACCGGCAGCACTTACCGCATGCGGTGCGGGATTCTGAATCGGATTTGCAAACGTCGGAGCAGGTTTTTCGCTCTGAAATGCCGCCGGGTCGGATTCCTGCTGCTTCTTGCAGTAATCGTCAAAGCCGGTCAGCGTGCCGTCCTTCATTTCCAGTTTGTTTGCGGTCAGGTCAGCGATAAATGCCTTTTCTGCCGCCTTGGAGGTAAACTTAATACCCTTTGCGGCGATACCGGCGCGTACTGCGTCCGCATAATCGCGGGCATCGAGCTTGCTCTGGAATTCTGCGGTGTCGGTGTCGTACTTCTTCTGCAGGGTGTCGAGCTTGGTCTTCAAGTCGTCCGCGTCGCCCGCATTCTTCTTCAAGTCCTCAATGTCCTTGTCGCGCTGGGTGAGCTGGTCGCGCAGGTCGGTAACGTCTTTCTTGGCTTCTGCCGCCTGTGACTTGTATTTCTCAACGTCCTTGCCGTTCAGTGCAAAAACCTTATCTGCCTGTTCGTCAGTCAGACCGATTTCTAACAGTTCTTCTTTCTTCATGTGTGTACTCCTTTCAGATTAGGCGTTTTAGGTGGTCGCCGTCACCGATCTGCCTGCACTTTTAGGCTTGCAGGATAGCCAATTTCCGTAGTTTAATGCCGTTGCGGGCATGAAAAAAGCGCCTTGCGGCGCTGGATTCACTTTATTAAAGTGGGATATGCGATTGTCAAAGTCAATTTGCTAACAGTTTGCTTATTCTTCATCATCTGTTAGCTTTTCCGCGTTCGGCATCATTGCCCTTGCTTCTTCCTCGGTTACGCCGTACTTCTTTGCAATGTACAGCTCACCTCGAATGAGACCGGCAGAAACGTCATTGCGCATATCCGCAAGTTCTTTCTGCTTGCTCTCGGTGTCCTGCACAACACCGTCGCCCCAATCACACTGCAAGTCCCAATCACCAGCAGGTGCAAGGCCATAAAGCGTGGCGTAAACGTCCATGCCGTACAGCAGGCCGTTCAGAGCGTGTTCCAGTGCCGCCTGCGTATCCCTCACAGTGACATACATTGTCTGCTTACTGGATACGATCTCGGTTGCAGTTGCATTTACCGTCTGAGGGTCGGACAGCGTTCCGAAAGACAAGCCGCAGTTCAGCTCGATCATCTTCAAGGTGTCTTGGAAGCCCTTGTATAGTGCATCGTTGCGGAATTCCGGTGAAAACTCCTGATAGAAGTCTACGTTTTCAAACGGCATCCGGCGGAACAGACGGTCACGGAGCAGCGGGTTCGTGTGCGATAGTCCGTGCTCATCTACAACGCGCTGTGGAATCGCAGAATCACTCATCAGGATACGGCGTTCGCCGCTTTCATATTCCCACATGAGCCGCTCCCACTGTTGGTCAGCCTGCCGGATTAGGTCAACTGCTGCGCCGCTGTAAAGCGATACACCGAGCGGACTTTCCGGCTCGATGTTGTTTGCAATCGGCACCTTGAAAAAGCCGAAAAGCGGGCGTTCTACGTTCTGAATCGTCGTTTCCGGTGCAATCTGTGCCCAGTCCTCTACAGTATTCAGCGGTACTTCCGAGCCGATACTACCGTTCTTGTCGGAGTTGTACGCCTTGTTCTTGATGGTGTACACGCCGCTTTTCAGTTCGTGGTACTCCAATTTGGTATAATATCGGTTCTTTTCTCGCTTGGTATCCGCGAATACTGCTGCTGTGATCTCTCCGTTGCTGTCAACGCTGACCGGGTACGCGCTGCCGACTGTGTTAAAGTCCACAAGCACACGGTTCTCTGATACAAACGGCTTGTAGAAGAAACCGCCGACCGAGAGACCCTTTTCAACGTCAATTCGCATGTGTGGAATCATACCGCGCAGGCTTTCGTTTAGGAATTCTGCTCGTGCGCCGCCATCAACAGTGATGGTGCTTTCAATGGTGGTTGGGCGTGCTACTGCTCGGCAGATAGCCGACGGCAGACCGCAAGACGTAACATTCCGGTTGCCGTGCTGACCGAGCCACTCGGCATCGTCCATATACATCCGTCGCCACAGGTCAATGTTTGACTGCATCGTGGAATCATAGACCGCCGTCGCCCCTGTCAGTTCTTCAATTTTGTTTGCCGGAATCATTGCTTGCCTCACCGCCTTTATTAACTGCTTCAACCGTTCAAACATTCACAAGCCCCCTTGCTCTAACCTCTCGGCGCACTATCGTCTGGAAGTAATAGCGTGATGTGTCCATATCATGGTCGAATTTCTTGATGACCGCATCTTCGGGGGATTTATCGTCCCACATATACATGCCGAATTCGTCGATTGCCCCGGTACAGCTTGCATTGTACTGTGCATAACCAGCAGCAAGCAGCGTTCCCATCAGGCGGATACCGTCAAGCACGCTGTTGTCTGCGTCACGCACACGGAATTTACCGTGTCTGCGGATTGTTTCCTTGAACGATGCAGCCGAGGGGTCAATAATGATCGCCTCGATATACTGACCACCAACGAACGTTTCAAGATCGGCGTAGTATTCCTCATCTGTTTTCTGTTTCTTCTCCTTGCGGCTGTCGTGCCGATACGCACGCACGCAAGTTGATTTGCAGGTCATTTCATCAAACCGCCAAAGCTGGAACACGGTCGGGTTAATCGTGCCGTAGTCACAGGCCACAAACCAGCGATTGCCGGAACCTTCACCATCCGTAACGTGCAGTTCGGTCGAGAACATAGGATAAACCAGACCCTCTGCAACACGTCGCATACCGAGGATATCACGCTGATACCAGATGCTCTTGCGGTCGTATGTCGCAAGGATTTCTTTCAAGCGTTCATCCGATACGGAAAGGTTGTCTGCAATGGTGAAATGTCCGTAGTTGAAACCGTAGTTTGGGTTCTCCCGCTGCTTCTCCATATGGAAGTTGAGCACGTCTGTGTAGTACGGGTGGTTCTCGCCCTTCGGGTTAAGATCGTGATAAATGCCACGGTCGCCGCTCGTCATGGTACGGTCAAAGACTTCCTGCACAAACTTAGGGTGGCACTCGTTTGCCTCGGTGATATACGCAAGGCCGTAAGTGTTGCCCTTGATGTTCTTCTCGTCGCCGTCTTTACGACCACCGGATACAAGCACGATCTTCTCAGCGCCGTTCCGCGTTTTGACGTAGATGCAGTCTCGGTTCTGGTACTTACCTACCCGGCAATTCTGCTTGCCGAAATAGTTAATCATGCCGTAACCGTCACAGTCGATGATATTAAGCATTGCCGACGCAGTAGAAACGCCTGCAATGAGGTGGAATCTGTTCGGGTGCTTTTCCAATCGAGCGCAGAACGCCGTTGTTTGCAATACGTTCTTACCGCCACGCTTGCCGCCCTCGGCCACGTTGAACCAGCTATGAAGGGATTTATAGAAATAATCCACTTGTTTTTTCGTGAACGGTGCGGGGATATTATCCATCTTCAAAATCCTTTATGTCTCTGTCCGGTGCAGGCTTCATCAGCATATCAACGAGCGGCTGCACACCGTTGTCGTTGTCGCTTTCCATCGGCGCAGGGGTATCGCTCTGCCCGAGGTACTGCCTGCCTAACCAGATCAGCATTTGTATATTTCCACCTTTAGCCGCCTGTACCTGCCAATGTCTCAAACGCAAGCGCATCTGTGACACGCCGCGTACATAAGCCGCCCTTACATCCTTGCGATTCAGGAAGTTTCCTCTCGCAAAGTCCAGAGCGTCCGCAATGTCCGCTTGGGTGTTGCCCTCTGCGGCAAGTTCTTCGACGGCTTCAAGATCAATTACTTTCTTCGGTCTGCCTCTCGGCATTTCATAACCTCCTTTCACCCAATAGAAAAGCACCGGGAAAGTCTCGGTGCTTTGTCTGTTGAGTTGTGTTTGCTTAGGTCGAGGACGAGCGAGCGCCACGAGCGCCAGCCGCACGACGGCCAACCGCTACGCTACGACGGCGCACACCGCCAGAACGACCACGGTTTGCAAGTCTGCCACTACCATAACCACTCCCCATGCTTCACACCTCCTTTCAAATATACAAAAAGGACTATCTTTCGCAGATAATCCTTTCCGTTATATTTATTCACCAATGATTTTGCTCAAATATTCTTTTGAGCCTTTGCCGATTCGCGCAAACTTCATATCTTCGGTCTTAATCGGACGCTTGACCGCCCGCGCGAATTCCTTGCCTTCGATATACTTTAGATCGGTATCGAATTCGAGGGATGCGAGAAATTCCTCTTTCTGCGCCCTGCTGGTAAAGCAGATACAACACCAATATTCAGTGTCGCACATATCGCGGAATCGCTTGTTCTCAGCGCCCATGCGCTCACGGAAACTCTTTTCTACGTCTCCCAGTTCATCGAGGCACTCGCTTTCGAGCTGCTCTAATTCAATGTGATCATCTTTTGTTTCCTTAACTTCGTCGTCGTTCCAATATCCCATTACAGTTCGCCCCTCCTGAATAACTCCAACTCTGCCAGCGGGAACCATGTGATAATCTTCTCGTAGTCCCGCGGGAAATTCTCCTTGATCGGCTTCAAGAACCGATAATCAATACCATCGAACGTTCTGCCGAACAGCTTATAGTCTACCGGCAGCCGAACACCGCTTGCATCAAATTCGCGCAGCAGGTCGGATTTTACCCAGTCGAACACCGGATAGAACCGCTTTGCATTGTGGTTGATCGCTCCATGTGTTTTCATGGCGATACGCCGCATAGGACTGTCTGCCATTCTAACACCGGTCGCAGTGTATACGCATTCCGGTAGGCGCTTGCATTCGCGGATAATCTCGCCAATTTCGGCATCATCATATTCTTCGCCCGGCAAGTCCAGCGCCTCTATCTTGGTTACATGTTCCGGCGATTGGAATACCAGATTGCGCAGCATGCGGTACAACGATCTGTGCGGCAGTCTGTAAATGTGAGTGCCGAAAAAATCCTCATAGTACGCAAGGCTGTTTTCGACGAATTCCAGGCCCGGCACAGTGTAACAATAATACGGGATTACATGCTTGAAATACTTCCTCAGCTGCAACCATGCTGCAATGCTGTCCTTACCTGTGGAAAATGCTAAGATCGCGGTATCGCATTCCTCCGCCATAGTACGGCAAAGGCTCTCTCCGCTGCTTGCATCTACTCTGTCATACACTACGCTTTCTCCTCCTTGTCCTTGTCCATCTGGACGCGCACAGCGCCCAGTACATAGCCTTGCACGCTCTGTCCGGCATCGGCTGCGGCCTGCCTGATCTGCGCGCCTTCCTCTTTTGTCGGGCGCAGCATAATGTTGTCGCGCCGCCGGTTATATTCGGTGCTGGCTCTCTTCTGCGCCTCTGTGCCTGTGTATTTCTGTGTTGCCATTTTCAAGCCTCCTTGTGCTACTATGATAGCACATCCAGACCATATCAGTAAACTGACACATTGCACAAATAAGTTAACTGACATTTGTATAGAATGTGCATTGATTCATTATCAGTTAACTGATATACTATAGTCACAGTAAAGGAAAACACAAACCACCGAAAACAAAATGGAGGTACACACCATGTTAAACACTAAGACCCTTACCGAGAAGAAAACCGCAGCGCTCACCATCTACAAGGCAGCCAAAGCCGCTTACCTTGCAGACCAGAGCAAGGATAACTGGATCACATTCTGCGACGCTCGCCGCATCTGCATGTTGCTCGGTGTACGCATTTAAGGAGGTAATCACAATGACCATCATCAACAAGACTTTCACAATCGGCGACACCTACCGCGGCACTCGCGGCGATCTCTTTACCGCAACCGCCACCGGCACACGTAAGATAAGCGGCACGCGCCGCACGAGCACCGCAACCGTCACCCTCACGCACGAGGGCGGCAAGGCTTACGAACTCGACCTTTCCCACGCACAGCGCCTCTTGCTCACCAAGTGCTAAAGGTTCTCGCGGGGTTCATCCCAAAGCCCCGCAGCCACAAATTCATTTTTGAAAGGCGGTATCGATATGATAAAAGCAAAATTTATCGGCAAGATATACTCTCCGGAAGGTTTTCCGGTTCTGACGTACTTATACAGAGGTCGGAAGTATGATGTAATCGATTATGGCTGGCGAGGCGGAGAGCCGCTATCGTGGCAGCACAAGTACGAGCAAGCACACATCGACGATATGATTGATAAAGAATCCAAATCATCCAGCGCAGCAGGCGAACCCGCTGAAATCGGTTTTGAAGTCTTTTGGGAATCAGTAAATCAGTAATCAGGAGGCTACACACCATGAACACCATCAAACACACCGAGTACAAACACAACGGCCGCCGCGTTATCCTCGACACCTGCGAACTCGCGCCGGGCAAATACGAGACCATGCTCCTGTATCCCAACGGGGAAGAGATCACCAGCCGCACGGCACGCACCGAAGCCGACGCAATCGCAGACTTTAACGATCTGCTGACCGCCTACCCGACAGACACCAAGCCCGCAGCACCCAAGCCGCTTACCGGCAAGTACGCCAAGCTCCGCGACGATCTGCGCAAGGTGTACGAGATCGGCAAAGCCGCAGCCGCACAAGTTGAGGACGGCGGCACCTGCAATTTAGATGCTCCCTCGCTCCTGCTCCCGCGCTGGCAGTCCGCCAAGATTGAGCAGGCTTGCAAGGAGGCCGGATGCGGCTGCTTTGAGTGGAAGTGCTTTAACCGTCGTTGGGTTATCTGCTTCCACATTCCCGGTCAGGCATACAAGCGCGAGACCGCTGCCGAGGTAATGACCAAGGCGCTTGCTGCTATGGGCTATGATGCCCTTACCTACTGCGCTATTGACTAACCATCTTAACCACACCCGCCCCGGAGGTCACGAGGGCAGAAAGGACTTACCATGGTACGCATCACAAAAGCAGAATACGACCGCATCGGCAACGACTACAAATCCACCTATCAGGATTACCAAGGTAATCACCCGGAATGGGTTGGACGCCGTTGTGCATTTCTTCCCGGATACGGTACTATCTTATTCATTGAGGGTGTCAGTTTTGAAATTGTTTAATCTCCCGCCCGGCTCACGCACCCGCGTCAGAGTATTTTCTAAATAGCATAGCAAACCCCGCTCACCAAAGCCATAAGGTGAGCGGGGTTTACCATATTTACGACTGTTTCGGTTTTGCAGGACTCGCACCTGCTTTCAGCACTATGCAAACCGGTATACCTCCACAGGGAGGTATGGGCGCTATCGTCGCGTCTGTACGTCGGGCTTTTACCGAGGCTTGCGCCGCTGTCCAGAACGGTTGTATGAAATCCAGAAAGGTAATAACCTCACTTTCGCAAGTTTACTTGTGTTTCCGTCCTGATGATTAGGTATGCTTACAAGAGATAAGCAGCTGGTGCTCTTTCGCGGCGTGTACTTAGCCGCCCGAAAGCGCCGTATCGGCTTTGTAACTTTGTACCGGTTGTTTTGCTCTCGGCTCACTACGTCCGTTTGAGTGCTTATCCGGTAGCACTCGCCCTCTCGATATAGGCTGTTCGGCGTCTCTGTCCGTCGTGTCACGCGTCTCTATCGGTGCGTAATCCGGCTGATTCCCTTTTTAGGTTACAGCGGGGAGCGACCCCGGTCGCGGCGTGCCTGCAAGCACCCGCTGAACTCTGCAAAGCCGTTGCAGCAGCTTCACAGGCGTTCGGAAACAGCGCTCGTCTTTCCGAGCTGTCAGAATATTATCGTCCTCGTTGGAGGCGTTGTGCTCCCTCCGCCTCATGCAGCTTTGGGAACAGATCGCCTTGCACGTTGTCAATCATGCAAGGCTTGCCAAAAGTCCGCCACGTTGCCCTTGGCTAAAAAGGTTCTGTACGTTACCCGTCCGGCCTCACGCAGCCATCCGGGCATGTTTGCGGTGACTGTTGCCCACAGACACCGCAACCCATTCTCAATTTTAGCGTGTATGTTATTACTCCGTCACCCTCATGCAGGCTTTGGAGCATATCGGCGTGCCGCGCAAAAAGACACGCCGAAAGAATAGAAAGGATATCAATGCCTTCGTTCCGCGAAAGGCGTTTTGCTCCTCAGCCCTCATGCAGACTTTGGAGCAGGTCAGCGGCAGGTCTCCCCACCGCTTTAAGTAGGTGTTTGGGGTTAAACAGAAAGGCTTGTCACCCGTCAGCCCTCACGCAGACTTTCGGGCGTGTACCCGCCTTTCGGCGGGCTGAAAGCGGAGGAACGAAACTCCGTGATTCCGCCCTTTAGGGCTTTTATCACAATACTATTATAACACCAGTTTTTGTGGTATAGTGTGGTAAGTTTTCCACAGATTCATGCACAATCTGTTAATAACTTCTCCACTTCCCGCAGGGCGCGAACGTGCATCCGTCCGCGCACATGATCCTCGTTGTAGTGAATCTTTTCGGCGGTCTCTCTCCACGTTCTACCGTTCACGTAATGTTCGATTAGCAGGGCCCGCAGCGCCGCATCCTGCACCTTAGCCGTGGTGCTGATAATCTCGGCCTTAATCAGTGCAAGCCGTTCCTGCTCTCTCTGTATCTTCTCGGACAGGGCAAGATATGCCTCCGCCTTGTTTGCGGTCACGTCACCGCCGCCGCCCGGCGTGTCCTTGATCGTCGCCGTTGCGCTTGTCGCCCGCGTCCATGCCCTTACTCGTGCTTCTTCCAGCGCAGAGATTGACTTTTCCAGATCAATCCCTCGTCTGAGCCATTCTTTAGTCGTCGTGTGCCACTACCTCCTCCATACCATGCTGTGTATATCGCCTGCGGCGGCTGATTCTCGCCGCCTTGCGGACGCAACCCACACCCGGTTCACATCCGCGCGATTTCCCCGTGTCGATCAAATAATGACACGCCCATAGCTTAGACCCTTGGCTTGTACCCAGTACCCGCCAGTATGCGCACCCAGCGCATTCGCTTTTCTTTTTCATGCTAATGCTATTCCATTCTCCCGCAGTTCTTCAATCAGATCGTCGATTTTAACGTATTTTCGGGCGATGCTGTCTGCGAGGTAGTTTGTTTCGTCCCATATCCGCCGTAATCGGTCATAGTCGTACCCTTCTTTATCCCGTAGAACGCTAAACATAATTGCCCATGTAGACGCAACCGCCGTGTTCGTTGCGTCTCGTTTGGCTTTTTCTATGTCACCCTGCGTCGCCGGTATTCGGTATGGGTTGACCTTCTTTCTCTTCGACATTCCCGTACCTCCAATTTTCGTACCGCCGCATCTCGTCCAGATACTGCCGCATCTCCGCGCTGTACTGCTTCACTCGTCCATCCGCTCCAACATATCAAGGTACTTTCTCGCCATCGCCGCCACCTGAATTGCCTCGCAAGCCGCCGCTTCGGCGTACTGTTCAACGAGAGCCACATGCTGCGCCGTCTGGATACCATCACGGATGCGGTGCCATAGCTGCTCCATCGCCATTTCGATACTGGCGCATTCTTCCCGCAGTTCCTCGGATTCCTCCGTAATGATTGCCCATCCCTCGTGCTCCGAGTGGAACTGCGGAAAACGCTCATTTGCGCTTTCCAGTTCCTTTTCAACGAGCATCTTTACGTCTTCACTTACTGCATTCATTATTTTCTTCCTTTCAAACACAAATCATCGGCGGGTGCGGAATCTCCGTATCTACCGGTTTCCACAGGTGCAGACAGTACGGATAATTGTTGATGTACTCCGACTTAGGCGGGTGGAACTGCATAACGCGCTCGTCCTCACCGAAAAACATATCTTTAATCGCGCACATTTCGTCCCATGTCGGGCAGCACTTGCGCTGTGCAGAGCCGGGCGAAACGCTGACGTGTTCCCAGCCCATTCCATTGCTTGCGATCACCCGGAACGACTTTCCGCCGACATACACCTTGAAAACACCGTTTCCGCTGTCGCCGGTGCAGCCGTAAAACTCGCGTTCTCTGTCTTTCAGCCGGAACTTGTCTAGTTTATGCAGGTCAATCATACAGGTTCACTCCCTCAATCTCCGCACGGATTTCCAACGTATACAGATAGTCAGACATGTGCTCACGCTGTGCTTTTAGCAGCTCGATAGGGCATTTCAGCGTAAAATCAAGCGTGCCCGCCGCGTGCTTAACAAGTAGCCGATTCAGCTTTTCATAGCGTTCCTTCGTCTCGTGGTACTCGCGCTTCATGCGCTCCTGCCATGTGTCCGGCGTAACGCCCATCTGGGCGGCGATTTCAGCGATGGTCATTGTGGTAATCCTCAATCACATCAATACCGTATTCAATCGCGCACTCGTTCTCGATACGGCAACCGCGGTACTGTTCCCAGTCTTTTGCAAAATACGCCACATCAGCCGTTGACAGCAGTTCCAGCGACTTAGCCAGATACCAGAGCGGCGTTACATCGTGCGGCGCGTTCTGGAAAAACGAATCAATCACTTCCACCGGCTCACCGAGTTCACGCTCTGCGGATTCGATAGCTTTTGCGCGGACTGCGAGAATTTCTTCGTCCGTCTTGTCCTTCATAGGCTGAGAAATAAATAACTTTTTCATTCTTCCACCCTCTCATACGTCTTTGCGAACACATCCGACTTGCAGGGGTAGAACTCGCCGTTTACACCCTTGATGATGTAGTCGCCAGTAGATGCCAGCATAGTTCCCTCAAGAGTTAAAACAAGGAATGTTTTCTTGTTCTCACTCCACACGACTTTCATTCCACAGAACTTGTCGATTTCCGTCTGGTTCTTTCCTGTCCACCGGACAGCCTCAATAACCACGGGCTTCTTACGGTACTTCATTCTTTGCTCTCCTTTCATTCTTTCGGTGAGTGTCTTTTTTTGCTCTTTGCTCTCATTCGGCCAAAAGCAGCCTCGACCAGATTGCGCCAGAATTTGCAGTGCGCTGAAAACTCGAAAATTGCTTGACAGCCGATGAACAGTAAGCACCAGAGCAATCCAAACAGAAGAATCAAACCGCCAAAAATTACGGTAGCGCAAACATATGCGTTGACAATCGGGGCAGGGATGTTAAATATCATCGTCCGTAACCTCCATCTCTCGAATCAGCCGGTTCAGATACCGCCGGCACTTCTTCAAATCCTCCACGCCGTTCTTGCTGCGGTGTCTCCACAGGTGCTTAAACGCATTGCACAGGCAAAAGTTCTTTACAGCCTCGTCCCCGAACGCCGTCGTCATCGCGTCAATGCATTCGATACCGCCGGACGTGTAGTGCGCCGGACGGTTTACAGGGTCGGGCTTTACTACTTCGAGGTACTTCTCAACATATTTGGTCATACCATCCGTCGAATTGGACGCACCAAGGGTTCGGCGCTTCGGCTTTGCGTCCTCGCTGTGATGCTCAACCGCCTCGGCAGTGATTGGTTTGTCCTTAATCACCGCAGCATCCAGCAAGCGCGCAACTTCTTCCGGATTTTCAGCCGCATATCCTGTGCAGCTTTTCGTGCCTACCTTGCCGTGCAGCGCGCACTGAAAGCAATACTGGGTGGTTTGGCAACATTCATTGAGCAACAATTCAATATTGCCGTATAATCTGCCGTTTTTCTTAAACATCATCGTTTGTCCTCCTGTTCCATGCTTCGGCAGCTTCGTCATATCCGTTTTTAATAACAGCAGGTTGGCCATCTGTCAATTGGATTTCGTGCAACTGCCAGAAATAAATTCCACACTTTTCACAGCCAACACGATACTTAGCACGCAAAACGGGGTGGTTCGCCCAAACGTCGTATGTTTCGGTGTGCTTACCTTGAACAGTCGCTTTTCCTCCACAAAACGGACAGGGTTTAAGCTCAATCATTGCTTGCCCTCCTGTTCCATGCTTCAATCACTTTTTCAACAGCACTGGTTTTGTAGCATTCACTGTCCACCGAAATTTTTGAAGAAGCGCGACATTTAGTACAAAGCACTCTTACGCCGTCATTTACAAACAACCTTGCTTCTCCACCACAGAAAGGACAAGATTTAAGTTCAATCATTGTCTGCACCTCCGTCCATCTTCGCGCCGCAGTTAGGACAGATAGGGTAAATACCCTTTTTGTTCCATTGATATTCTCTGTGCATTGTTTCCCCGTCACACTCTGAACAGTCACAACAATAATCACTGTTTTTCCAGTGCGGTCGAATCCACTTTCCATGCACCACCGGCACAACATCTACATTACGCTTTACTTCAAATTCTTCGTTCAGCCACCGCCGTACATAATCCAACTTATACGAGCTGAAGCCGATGTTCATTTCACCGTTTTCCCAGTACATAATGCTGTAATACGGCTTGTCCTCACTGTTATTTACGATGATTTGCGCAAAACAGGTTTTAATCTTTTCGTGATCAGCCATTTTCGCACCCCTTTCCCAAATGAGTTGCACTTTTCTGCTTCTCAAAGTAAAACTCAATCGGCTTTTCATTCTCGATCACATTCCCGTAAACTACGCCAACCTTATAGATGTAATTTTCGCGCAGCTTTCTCGGAATTTCCGCGATGTAGCGCCGGAATGTTTCCAGCGTATGAGCTCGCTTGTAATGATTGCACATTCGACAGGACGGCATGAGATTCGAAATATCATCTGTCCCCGCATCTTCAATTCTCCATGCCCTCAGTGGGAGAAAATGATCCACTTGCATATCTTTGTATGCAATCTCTCTGCCGCAATAAGCACAGTGCCCGTCGTATTTGCGGTATACTTCTTCGCGGGTTTTCTTACTTATTGCCATTGGTTTTCTCCTCTGGCAACTCCGGCATAGGCATCCAGTGAGTTACTTCGCAGTCTACCATGCAGTTGTAAACATCGTCCGGCGTGAAGCAGCGGCTCTCCCACCAGCCCTCCGGGACGAAATAATCGTCATGTTCTTCGTCATAGCGACCGTACTCCCAAATATCAGTCCAAACCCAGCAGCTTTCTTCCGAGAGCTGCTTTCCGTTTTCGTGGATTGCCGTTGCGATAAATCTACGACCATTGTCATTGCAGACAATCATCACTTCGGTTTCGGGTTTTGGCAGACGTTCGGTTATCGGAATCCAGCGTATCACTGGGGCGACATAGGCGGCAGGCGCAGCGTTAATCGCCTCTTCGATTTCTTCCCACTCGCTCTGGAACAGTTCGATAGGGGCGTTTTCGACCGCTTTAATCGCGGCCTTTTTCGTGATGTATTCAGCCATCGTTTTCCTCCTGTCTCGCAATAACCTTTACGGCGCATTCTCCGCGTTCTGTGGAATACCACGCGCAGTTCTCGTGCACACACTCGGCAGAAAATCTTTTATCCTTGTCTGCCAGAAAGAATGGGCAAATTCCCTTTGTCCTGTTTGCCCAATTACAGTTTTCACTCCACATCGTTTTCCTTCGCCCTTCTTTCTTCCGCATCGTGTTGTGGATTAACTCATTCTCCGGTGCAGCGTTCAAAATTGCTTCACTGACCATCCTCATCCGCTCCCAAAATCTCAACCACAATCCTCGGATTCTTCGCGTCCACCTCAAAGTGATCTTCAAATCCCGCGATATTCTTCCATCCGTCGTTCGACAGATACCTTGCTTTCACCAGCGCATCCTGAATAACCTTGCGCCCGAACGCGCAAATATTATCCTTATCCCTCTTCCGGTCTTTTTCGTACCACCGGTAAATCATATACACCGGTTCTTCAAACTCCACGTTTCCGAGCTGTCTTGCCGCGTGCATCACAACGGTTTCGCACTTCTTCTTGAGCTGTGCGCCCAAGTACCGGTTGCGCCGTTCCGCCTCGATCAGCTCATTCAGTCCCGGCAGCGGGCCTTTGATTACAAATTTCATCTTTCACCTCTGCTGGCTTTCACTCGTGCCGCCCACTCATTTTCCCAGTCACTGGCGGCGGGCGCACCGTTAAACATCGGCGCATCCGTTTTGGTTTTCTTCGGCTTATCTCCGATTCTGTCCCAAATAATACCCTTCCAACCTTGCGACATGCTCAGTCGGATAACCTCGGCTACTGCCTGTTCTCCGTGCTGCTTTACGCGGTTCTCAATCATCGTGAGAAGGTTTCTGAGACCAGTTGGCTCGTATGCATCCCTGCGCTCCTTCTTGTATCTAATCCAATCTTGAACCGCCGAACATACCGGTTCCGAAAATCGTTCCGTTAGGTCGAGTTTCTTATCGGCTTCTTGGGTCTTGGGTTTCGACTTAGACTTCGGCGGACATTTTGCCGGTGTTGTCGCTTCATCGCGCTCGGTGCTCTGGTACTCGTCGTATTTGCAGACTGTTATCACAGTGTAGTGCCGATTGGTTTCCACCGTGATTTCGCCGGTCTTTTTCAGTTTACCGAGCGCCGTCCGTACCTGCTGCACAGACAGCCCGCTTTCCGCCGAGAGTGCCGCATAACTTGTTGCAAACGCACCACGCGGTATTTCTATACCCTTCCACTCACAAGCCTTGTAATTGGCTCTCAGCAGGACGTGCAGCCATAGCTTGCAGGTGGGGAGGTCTTTGTACCACCCCCACTCCGTAAGCGCACGGTGCAGTTTAATGTGCCCGTTCATCGTTCCTCACCTTGTCTTAAAACGGCAGCTCGTCGAATTCTTCATCCGTTGAGATAAAATCGCTTTCTTCCTGCTTCTGTGGCTTTCCCTCGCTCTTGCCGCCGCAGAAGTCGATGCTCTCGCACTGCACCTCCCACGAGCGGCGCTTATTGCCGTTCTTGTCCTGCCAGTCACGGCTTTCCAAACGGCCGGAAACAATGCACATATCGCCCTTGTGGAACCATGTGCTTGCGTGCTCTGCCAACTTGCCCCACAGGACAACGGAACAGAAGTCGCTCTGATATTCTCCGTTGTTATCCTTTCTGCTGCGTTGTACCGCAATCGTACCGCTTGCTACAGCCGTATTAGACTGCGTGTGTCGCAATTCCAAATTATCTGTTAATCTTCCTTGTAAAACGATCTTGTTAAGCACTTGTATTCCTCCGTTTGTTGCATTTTTTCAATCCATTATGCAATTTCGCATGTTCTGATCAGGTCAGGACCACGATATTTTCTGGATTGTTGTTTGTCTTATTGCCGTCAATGTGATGTACAATGTCCGAAGATGTCAGCTTTCTTCCGTATTTCTGTTCAGCTACAAGCCTATGTTCCAGCACAAACCCGTGTTTATCTGCTAAGTGGTTGTCTGATCGATATACAAGAATATACCCGCTTGAGTGTTTCTTTCTTCCTCCGGACCAGTGATAATTTTTATCTCCAGCCATTGCTTCTCTCAGCTTTTGTTTGGTTTCATCTGACATCTTGCGTCCGTACGTCGGGCACAAGCTACCGGTTTTCCCAATGTGCGGATGTTTATGATTTTTCCACAGGAATTTTACGCTTTCAATTCGCGTAGGAACTCTCATGCCTGCTTTTTTCATCTCTCTTGAGAGTTTTTGTCGCTCAATTCCGATTTCGTTCTCAAGCATTCGCAAGCTCGCGCCTTCCGCAATCCGGGTTTCGATGTATTCCCGATATTTTTCTAAATCAACTTTCATCTCCCTGTCTCTTTGGTATACTTCTGGTTTCCCTCACTCCACAGCGGATAAATGCTCTGCAGGTACTCCCGCATTTCCCGCTTGATTTCCTTGCCGTCGCCCTGGTCCATCTCCCGATGGCACTCTGGGCACAGCATGACTAAATTCGTCGGAATACCCATGCCGCCGCGTGCTCTCGATACAAAATGGCACGCTTGCAGAACTCCGCCTTTCCCGCAGTGGCGGCAAATGCCGCCGTCCCGCTCCCAGCATTCGCGCCATACCGCCGGGCTAATGCCGGTAAACTTGGTCTGCCGTCTCATTCTTCCATGTCCTTTCTCGCCGCGCGTTCCAGTCTGCGCTTTGCCGTCCGGCGATTTGCTTTTTTCATCTTTGCCCAACCTCTGTGGTTATAAGCCCAGCACTCGTATTTGTGCGAAAATTCGCCGGGGTTTCTTGCAAATCTCTTGTAGTTTCTCCACTTCATACCCCGCGCTCCTCCGGCTTCCATTTACTCAGCCAGCCGATTACCGTGCTCTCCGGTTCGGTTTCAATGCCCTGCTCCTTGCAGTCTTGTACAATGAGGTCAATTAGCCGCCCCATCTGCACCGTGCTGTATGTGCTGCTCCCGTAGTAGCAGAGTAAGTACCCGCCGTTGCAATCCTGCGTCACCCAGCCTAAGCCCTGCTTGCTCCACAGGTCAGCAACAAGGTCTCGCGTCTGCTCGTTCGGATACGGCACCAACCGGTAGTTATCCCCGATTTCGGGGATATACTGCCGATAAACCTCCTCGCGCTTCATGCCGAGCTTTGCCGCGAGCTTGCTCATAAGTTCCCACGCGAATGCATTGGCTCGCCCGCTCCGCTTGTCATACTTGCGCTTGATTTCCGCGCAGTAGCGGCGGCTTGCCTGCATCTGGTCTACTTCCGCCCGCGCCATCGGCGCGTTCTTGATGTGCAGACACAGCCAGTTTCCAAGATCGTTATGCACTACCTGTGCACGGTCAAACTCATGCGTCATTCTGCACCGCCTTGTGCTGTTCTGCCTTGATAGCGTTCCACTTCGGTTCAAGCTCCAAAATCGCAGCATTCATCTTTACAATGTCATTTTCGTCCTTCTGGTACTGCTCACGCCATAGCTTCGACGACGCATCTGCATCTTTACCGCTAATATCGTAAAGCAACTGCTTTACTTTTTTCGCTTTCATCTGAACCGCTGTCTGCTTATCATTGCGTTCCACAGGCTTTGACTGCGGCGCAATCTCCGCATCCGGGTCATCCATCTTTGTTGGAATCTCTTTCATTTCCTCGGTCGGGATGCAGAACACCTGAAAGCAGGCGTACTTGAATGCAATGCTCATTGCCTTGTTCGTCGCCTTGTCGCCGCTGTCCATGCCCTCGCCGATAACAACGCACTGCACGCTGCTGCCGTCCTTGGCATAAAACGTATACCGCACCGTGCACACCGAGTAAATCAGGTTCGTGCCGTTCTTGGTCTGCCGCTCCTCGCGCTTCTGGTCGATGATCTCCGGCACAACAAACAATCCGTGCTGCACCATAACCGGCTGCAATGCGTTCATCACATCGTCAACGCCGCGATACTTGAAGCCCTGCTGTGCGTTTTTCTTTTCTTTGCCGATTACGCCAATATCGGACATAACGCCGATAATCGCCTGATAAATCTCTGCCATATCACTTCACCTGCAAATTCATGTTTTCTACCAGCTCCGCGCCCGGTACGGCCTCACCGGATTTCAGTAACTTGCCGATTGCCGTCTTGTCCGGCTTGCGGTCGATAACTACCTTGCACAGATCGTCCGGCACCATTACGTCGCTCGTAATGTTCACCTGCATACTCTTGCGGAACGACAGCGCAGCCTTCGACGTGCTGATCTTGTCTTTGCCTACAGCAAGCATACTGTCCGCAAGGTGCTGCTTCATGTACTCCATGCGCTTCTTGGTCGCATCCTCTCGCGCTTTGAGGTTGTCGCGCTCGTTCTTGAGCGCCTTAACCTCCGCGTCAAGGTTCTTGATGGTGACGGCATACGCTTCGGCCTTGTCCTCAAACGCCGCGTCCAGACCGTCTACAGCCTCAAAGCCGCTGACCTCGCCGGTCTCCGGGTCTACCGTGATAGCCTGCATTGCAGTCGCAAATTCCTGCGTCAATTCGTATAAATTCATGGTTCGTCCTCCTGTTCAAAGTCCTGCACAGCAATCCGTAAATCAAGCAAGAAGTTCTTAATCTCGATGCTGAATAGGTGTTTGTAATCCTCCAGATACAGCTCGATAGCTGTTTCCGCCTCGCGCATATCCTGCAACCGGTTAAGCCGCTCCTGGTCTGCCCTCTCCGTCGGCTCTAACGCCCGCTCGGGGCATCCTGTAATTGCATCACGCATTGCGCAGTGCCTCCAAAACGTCCTCGTCATGCACGATTTCCGTTTTTGCGTCTTTCGTTTTCGCCCATGCCTCATCACCAATGCGGGTATAATATTCCTTTGCTCCAGTGATCTTTTTGTCTTCGACATTCATCAGCCAAACCAAGGCTGTACACCCCAGTGTGGAAACATTCATGTCAATGCCTGTATCCGCTTCGCTGTCCTGTTTTTCAAGAACCAGATCAATCAGGCTGTGAAACAGCTTCTTGTTCTTGTCTTTCATCATTCATCCGCCTCTGTAATCGCGCCGTTTTTCAGCATATAAAACGTATCCGCTTTGATGGTTTCTCCATCTACGCAAACAGCCTGAACGCCTAAAATATGCATTTTTTCATCACGTTCCGTGAGAACCAGCCAACAGCCGACAGCGCCTTTCGCTTTGCTGTCATACCCGGTAACGACCGCAATGCTTTCCGCTCCTCCAACCGTGGCGGCGCTCCGGTCGCCCGTGTTCGTGGCGGCGCTCCGGTCGCCCGTGT